TTTCAAACTTGGATAACTGCTCTTGAATTAAACTTTCCAGCTGTATTCAAAAGTACTAATTTACAATGGCCACAAAGTCATTTTGCTATTAATAGATCAAGTAGTTCACCCATTAACATTATCTATACGCAGACATCAAAAGGAAACTCCGTATATTTAACAAATTATGCTCATACAGGTTCAACCGCTTCATATTCAGCAAGATCTTCAATTATTATAACTCTACAGGAATTCTTTATGATGCAATTAATGTTACAACAATTTACTAATCAGGTAGCACTCAATTAATCCATTTCATTCTGTATCTTATCAATATTGTCTTCAATTAAAGTAAGATTTCCATTTATATCTTCTATGCCTGTTGAAATATCTAATACATAATCTGCTATATTGCTCAGGTTCATAGTATCTATATAACCTTTTAGTAGAGTTATGTGATTATATAGTCTATTCCTAACATCATCATCCATATCTTTATTATGAAACATATCTAACAATTCATTATACTTTTCAATTGCTTTTGAAAGTTCCATTAATCTTCTCCTTATGAATTTCTTTAACTAACTCTTTTTGTTTGGCTTTATGCCATTGGTTTCTTTGTTTTCTTTCCTCAACTATCTCTTCTTGAGGTTGAAGTTCGAATCTAGGATCTATATTGCTTTCATCATCAAAAAAGGCTTTTGTTTTTTTGTATATTATGATTTCTTCCAAACCCTGTTTCAGGTCCTTAAAAAATTTATCTTTCATTTTATTCCTTCTATTGATTTCGAACATTCCTCTTAGTATAACTAGGAATATAAAAAAGTTCAGAGGAGTTATAATGCCAGCAACCCTAGCAGATATAGAAACCAAGGTTAGAAGATTAACTAGATCCCCAAGTACAGCTCAATTATCTCAAGCAGATCTAGATAATTATATTAATACATTTATTCTTTATGATTTTCCTGAGCATTTAAGAACGTTTAATTATAGGAAACCGTTCTCATTTTACACTAATCCAGGGCAGGATGTTTACGACACTAACATTCTATCCTTTGCAGGGGCAACCAACAATATTTTGTATAACTTTCAAAACTTATATTTAACAGTTCACGAGCCTGTTTATATTGCTGGTTTCCCTGCTTTATATACACAAGATAGACAACAATTTTTTGGAATTTATCCACTTATAAATAGTATTGCCTCTATAGGTATAACTGGAAATGGAACAGCAGGGCCTTTTACAGGAGTTATTAATTCTCAGCAAGCAATAGTACCACCGGGAGTAACACAGAATGTAGGGTTGCTTCAAAGAAATGTTTTGTTTAGTGCTATAGGGAGCCCTGGCGTAGGCGAAGCAGAAGGGATGACTTTAGTTGATGTTCCAGTAGTTGATGGTGGAACCGGATTTAAACTAAACATTGGAAACTTATATGATCCAAACTCAGCAGCTTATCAAGCAGCATTGGTTAATCCTCCAGTTGTAGTAGATCCCAATAATAATATAAATTATTTAACTGGCGTATTTACAATTAATTTCACTATGAATACTATTGCTGGAACTCCAATTAATAGCCAAACGGTTCCGCAACAATATGCATTACCACAATCTTTACTATTTTATAATAATCAGTTCACAGTAAGACCTGTACCTGATCAGTCATATGCTGTTAACTTTGAAGTATATGTAAGGCCTACACAATTAATATTAGCAGGAGATGTACCTGACTTAGATGAGTACTGGCAATATATTTCTTATGGTGCGGCTAAAAAAATATTTGAAGATAGAATGGACCTTGATTCAGTGCAATTGATAATGCCTGAATATAAGGTACAAGAAAGATTATGTTTACGTAGAACAATAGTTCAAAATACAAACACTCGAACAGCTACGATCTACACAGAAAATAACGGTCTTGGTGGTGGCTGGACATGGGGTTATGGAAGTGGTTACCAATAATTAGGAGAATAGATGCCTTATCAAGCGAATAGACCCTTGGCGCCTGATCAATTATCACGATCTCAAGGTGATATAAATGGAAATTTTCAAGTTCTTGGATCAATAGGAGGCAATGGAACTCCAAATAGTGCTGGAATAAATCCTGGACCAGGTGGTGCTGGATTTAACTATTTATATTTACAAACCGTAGGTAACCCTCCTTTAGGTTCAGCCTTTGGTGCCAATACTGCATTATATTCAGCTCCTTTTAATACCAAGGCAAATTTATTTGTAAATAAAGTTAATAATTTAGGAAATAAACAATATCCCATTACTGCTTCTATTTTAGATACAGCAACGCCAGCAAATAATGCATCGGGTTGGTCATATCTCCCTAGCGGTTTAATAATTAAATGGGGAAGTATGAATATTCCCGGAACAGCAGGTGGTGATACAATAGTTTTTGATGCCACGGTTCCCTTTACAGCTGTATTTTCAATACAACTTACTCCTTTCGTTGCAGTTAATGCATATGTTCCAACAGCAGTGACTCTTACTACTATTAATTCAGCAGTCTTAAATAAAGGAGTTGTTCCTGGTTCATTTGTAGCAGGACTAGTGTATTATTTTGTAATAGGTAGATAATATGCCGTTTGATAGATTTCTTGTTGGTCCCATAAATACCGGTCTACAGCGAGATTTGAAACCATTTTTGATAGCAGACGATGCCTTCACATTGCTACAAAATTGTTATGTATTTCGTGGTCGTGTTCGTAAAAGATTTGGTTCAATATGGATGGGTGAAGGTAGCCAAGCTCTTACAAGATTACGTGTGGCTTTAGGAAATAATACTAATGCTGCTATGAATCTACCGAATAATACAACTACATATACTCCACAATTAGCTATAGGACAAATGTTTACTCTTAGTAATGATTTCTTTTACGTTTACCAACTAGGTGCAGGCGTAGCAACATATAATACCAATCCGGCTGTTACAGCAGTAATTAATAGCACGGTAAATCCAAATACAGTTACTTTTACCGGTGGAGCATTAACTCAAGTAAATTGGTATCCAGCGTTACCTGTTATGGGATTAACTCAATACGAAATTAATTCAATAAATAATCATCCAAGTTATGCATTTGATCAAGAATATGCATATGTTTATACAAATGGATGGGCCAGGTCAGTAGATAACGGTGTTCCAGTAAGACCATACTTTAATGGAGCTAATAATAATTATTTTTGGATGACAAATTGGACTGGCATAACAGCTTCTAGTGAAACCTTATTTGTTACTAACGACTTCTTAACTAATACACCAGCTCCTTTAGGCACAGGATTAGGAGCTTTAACAGATGATCCGATTTGGTCTTTTAGTCAGGCTAATGGTACAAATTCTTGGACTCCATTTAGTTATTCCCCTGATATTATACAAAATCCAGGAGTTCCTAATTTACAACCAATTACTGTTACAAGAACAACAACCGGTAATAATCAAATTATAGCGAATTATGTTCAACAATGTAGAATTATACTGCCATTCAAAAATCGTTTGATATTGCTCAATACTATTGAAAATAATGCAAATGGCGCAACTGCAATGAATGGAGTAACTCCAGCAACTTATGTAACTTCAACAAATACAGCTTTTCCTGCAAGGTGCAGATATTCACACAATGGTAGTCCATTTGCTACAAATGCATGGCTTGAACAAAACCAAACTTATAATCCATTTGCTGCTGGAGTTGTAAATGCAGATGGCGGTGGATTCATAGATGCGGCAACAGATGAACAAATTATAAGCGCAGAATTCATAAAAGACCGTCTTATTGTTTATTTTGAAAGATCAACTTGGGAACTTGCATATACAGGCAATGAAATACTTCCTTTTATATGGCAAAAGCTTAATACAGAGCTAGGGTCCCAGGGAACATTTAGCTCAGTCCCTTTTGATACGCAAGTATTAGTAACAGGTAATACCGGAATCCATGCTTGTAACGGAAGCAACGTAGATCGTATAGATCAAAAGATTCCTGATGAAATATTTAATGATTTCAGAACTAGCAATAATGCTACTTTAAGAATATGTGGAATAAGAGATTATTATACAGAATTAGTTTATTGGATATTTCAAAATACGGATTCAACGGAGTTTCAAAACTTTGCTAATCAAATCTTAGTGTATAACTATAAGACGGGATCATGGGCATTGTTTGATGACTGCTATACCACCTTTGGTTTCTTTGAGCAAACTATTGATATGACATGGGCAAGTTCTGTGCCAATATCTTGGCAAAATGCCAACTTTGCATGGAATGATAACATTGTAGAATCTAACAAGAGACAAATATTAGCCGGTACTCCTGAAGGTTATGTGGTTATTGTAGCAGCAGACGAAGGTAGAAATGCTCCTGCAATGCAAATAACTAACATAGTAGCCGACGGAACAGGCTTGTTAACATTAACTATTATTAATCACAACTTTACTGCTAACCCAACGAATTATTCAGACACTGACTACATATTGACAGAAAATATAGTAGCTGATGCAGCAACAATGTTATTTATGAATGGAACTACATTTCCAATAGCTTCTGTTACAGATGCAAATACTATAGTTATTGATACATTTGGTGGACTTTTAGCGGTAACTTATCACGGTGGTGGAACCGGAACTAGAATCTCTAACATACAAATGGAAACCAAGTGGATTAATCCTTATTTCAATAAAGATAGAAATGTTTACCTACATAAGGTTGATTTTGCTGTAACTAAAACAGATGCCGGCGCAATAACAGTAGATTATTATCCATCTTCTTCAGGGGTATCAATGCTTAATGCAGGCGAAACAACAGGTTCTCTTTTAGGAACAAGTATATTAGAAACATCGCCATATGCACTATATCCATTAGAAATGGACCAAGAGATATTATGGCATCCGGTATATTTTCAAACAACAGGCGAATCTATACAATTGGCCTTGTATTTTAATGCACAACAAATGATAAATCCTAATGTAACTACTTGTGATTTCCAACTTCAAGCATTTATTCTCTTCACTTCAATGACATCAGATCGCTTAGAATAGGAGTAATATGGCAACGTCAGGACAATACAGTGCAAAGATACCTACAAGTTCAGTCTGGGATCCCAGTAATATTCCCCAGAATATAGACCCCATATTAAGGGAACTATTTATTCGTATGTATCAGAATCTTAACTTGATGGCCAATGTTGTAAATGTGGCAGATATTGGATTCTATAACAATCAGTTTGAATTCGTTAACGGCCAACAATATTTTCCTAATCCAGCAAACAATTCATCTACTCAAACTAATGCAATACAAAGACCAGTATTTAGAACAGTGGTAAATTTTGGAGCATTGCCTAATGCCGGTGTAAAATCAGTGGCACATAATATACCTTTTAACTTTGCATTTTCAGCTACAAGGATTTATGGAGCTGCTTCAGATACTACTGGATTAACTTATATACCTTTGCCTTTTGCATCACCAACGTTAAACCAAAATATACAATTAGATTTAGATGCTAACAACATTAATATAACAACTGGCATAAATAGAACGAATTATAATTTGTGTTATGTAGTGATAGAGATCTTGAAATTCTAAGGAGACCTATGAATAAGCCATTGTGTTTTCTTATGTTTACTATAAATCCTATTTGTTTTGGGATGACCTATTTACCAGAAAAACCAGAATATAAACAAGCAAGGATTATAGAAGAGGTTTTCACTCCTATTAATAAGGAAGGTAATAGTACAGCTGGTGAGATTTCTGGCCCAACTATTTCTGAAGATGAAAGAAATGTCATTCTTGATATTAATGATCCACTTGTTCAAGAAATCATAAAAAGAATTGTATCTACATCAATACATGATGCCTTTAAAAATAAAGAACTACAAAAAGAATTAGCGAATAAAAATAAATGTTGCACATCAAGTACAAAACTTAAAATTGCATTACTGACTGCAATGTCATCAACTGCAACTGCTGTTCTTACAATAATCCTTAACAACATGTAAAACATTCACTAAGATAATTATAATTGAATGTTTGCTTATAAAAAGGTGAGTTATGTTTAAAAAATTGTTGTGTGTAACTATGACCATTTTTAGTTGTTATGGAATGACTTCAAAAGATTCTGATGAAGCATGGGAAAAATGGGGTAAAGAAGATCCAGATAAACCATTAACCTTATTAGAACAATGGAAGCAATTCAACATTCAACCTATTTCAACCTCAAAACAAGAACTTACTGATGGTGTTTGCGGAGCAGTAGAAGCAGAACCTCATTTTACACCAAATGAAAATATTGCAAGGTTAAACGGTGCATATATGGTTCATACTTATCCTTCTAAATGCAAAGAATA